TACGCCACCGTTAATGGTGACAAGATAATTGTCGTAGGTAGCGCTAAACGCGTCAGTTATCGTAACACTTGCAACTGCTGAACCAATCGTTTGCGATTTAACTAAAACAAGACCACTGGAGCCAACAGGTTGCCAAGCCGCGCCATCATAATATTGTGTTGTGTTCGTTGCCTCAATATAAGCAAACTGGCCCTCGGCTAAAGTCTTTTCGCCTGTGCCACCGAAAGCCGCGTCGCGTTCGGTAGTACCTGCAAAGACGGGGATGCCAGAGTTCGTAATGTTCATGTCCGCTGCGGTCAGGACTTCGCCTGCCGTATAAACGGGGACTGTTGTAACTGCGTTTGCTCCCATAGTGATTCCTATCCTAAGACATTTTCTTCATCGAGTGTGCCATACACGGCATCGTCCAAAATCAATTCAAAAACGAGCGTGGTGGGGCTGGTAAACAGGGTTATGCGATGGCCTGTTGACAGATCGATCTGGTGCTGAATGCCCTCAATGGCTAATTCTTGGCCTAACTGCGTTATTGACAGACCGCTGCTAAATGACTTCTCAATGCTCACGGTGTCACCGATTTCAAGGATGGCTACCACGTCGCGCTGGGCATCAGTGAGAGCTGCAAACGGTGTTGACACATTGGTATAGCGCGCCTCTGGCTGGCCTACGAGCAGGTAGTTGGCTAGGTCTAGGGCTGCTGCTGTGTTGTGCAATAGCGAGTCGGTGATCGCTGTGGTCTGAATGAAGTATGTGGCTTGCGATGTCAAGTCCTCAGCGATCTCAGGGTTGCCTGTAGGTAGTGCAACGCTGGCGCGGTTAATTACTTGGTTGGCCTCGAAGCTGATGCCTACGTTGTCGTAAGGGATGTTCGTGCCGTCGTCGTGGAAACTGGCGGCAGGCGCTGACAGGGTAGTGCCGACTCGATCTTGGAATGTGAACACGCCGTCACGCGCACAGAATATGCGTCCCTGCACTGATTCGTTAATTTTTGCCATGTAAGCAGCGACCGATGTGCCGTTAGGGACGGTGTACACACCTGTGCCGCCAAGTGTAATCGCAGATGTTTCTATGTTTCGTTGCCCTGACAACTGGAACGCGTTTACTTCGGGCAGGTCTAACACTGCTTCTATTCGCACATTGGCTAGTTCTTCGCTGACATTAAACTCGTCCATGTAGGTCTGGGAGAGTAGATAAAACTGGTCTGCGCAAGCCACCGTCACCGTGTCTAGGCCGCCGAGATTAAAATTGTACGAATAGTCAACAATAAAGCCGTTAAAGAGTTCTTCGCCTTCGCGTGAAAGCACGACGTTTCGCATAGGTGCTAGCCCCGGCACAGCCTCAGCCGTGTCGTAGTACGGCGAGTTTTGATCAAACGGGTTAAGAATGCCGCCCGTAAAAGTGTCGTTTAGATCAAAGCTCATTGTGCCAGCCGTGAATTGGTCGCCGATGTCGCGGCGGCCTCGGAACACGCTGATGCCTGTAGCGCCGTCGATTACGGACGCAAACTCTGTCGTGCCGTCAAGCACATATTCGGTGTTATCAAGCACGCCCTTTAGTGAGTCGTCAAGAATAAACGCGTTTACAAGAAAGCCTGTGGCGATCTGTAAGTCATACGACCCAGACTGGACGATCGTGGCAGCTATCAAGCGACCTGTATTTGTGCTGGGCCATCCACTCGGTTCATGGCTTTAATGCTGTTCACTACAGCGCGCCCGATATCTGCTGATGTGGCTAGACCGCCGTTTACATTGACTGTGATGCCGCCACGCTCAAGCATGGCATTGCGCGCTTCTCCGCTAAAACGATCTAACACAGATTCTCGTGTCTGAGTGCCAGCAATAAATTGCTTTGATAGGTCTTGCATAAAAGGAGCCATTGGGACAGCTGCAACACCGCCGCTACCGCCTGTACCGACTCCGCCCATACCCGTTGGCAATGGTGGCAATGCCGGAAGATCTGTCAAGGATGGGCCAGATCCGAATGCGCCTGTGCCGCCTTCTCGAGCTGCTCCGCCAGTGCTTTTTGCGCCTTCGCCGCCCACTCGGCCTAAACGTATGTTTTCTAAGTATTTGATGTCACTAAACGGGCTAATAAGGTTCAGGCCGCGAATAATCGTGTTAATTGAGTCAATAAAGCCATTAGCAAATGCCTCAAAGCCCCCAATAAGTCCATTCAGCAGGGTGTTGACAATGTTTCTAAAGGTCTCAAACTTTGTGTATGCGACTACTAGCGCAGTGACTAATGCTGCTACGCCGATAGCAATAAGAGTAAATGGGTTAGCTGCCATAGCAAAGTTAACTGCAAGAATGGCTGTTGCTATTCCAGCGATTGTTGCTGCAATTATCTGAAAGGCTTTAGGGTTGTCGGAAGCCCACGCCGCAAACTTTGTAAGGAACGGCAGAACAGCGTCAACTACTGGAAGCAGTCCTTTGCCTATTTCTACTTGTAGGTTTTTAATTTCTGCGGACAAGATGCGCTGGCTGTTTGCTAAGCCGTCGCTCGTTTTTGCAAAGTCTCCTTGCGCGTCGCCTGTTTGATCGTAAATTACTTTTTGTGCTGCAAGTATTTTTTGTTGGTCTGTGAGTGCACCGCTGCCGCTATAAATGCCTAGTTCTAGTGCTGCGGCTTTCAACGTTGCGTCGTTTAGCAACACTCCAAAAGCACGCAAAGGTTCTGCTTCGCCTCGAAGAGCTGCGCCTATTGCGTTGACGGCTTCTTCTGGGGATGTGTTGTTAAACGATGCTAGGTCTGAAGCAAGCGCTGTAAAATCGTTGCTAAATGCTGCAAGTTCTGCTCCGCCTAATCCGGCGGCTTTACCGAAAGTGCCAAAGGTTCCAGCAGCAGTTAAGACAGCATTTTGTGATTGACCTAAGGCTGTAGCAGCCGTTTTTGCAAACTCTTCTATATCTTTTGCGCCTTCGCCAAAGATTACATTTACTTTGCTGAGGTTTTCTTCCAGGTCTGATGCAGCCGATATGGCTGGGCCTGCCGCAGCTGCCAGACCTGCCAAAGCAGCAGCCGCTGGTATAGCCGCTTTTTTAATAGCAAATTGTGCTTTTTCTCCAGCAGTTTCTAATTGCTTAAACTCTTTAATGGCTTTGTCAATGCCTTTGCCATCAAACTCGGAGATAATTGGAATAGATAATGCCATGGCTAAAGCTCCTTTTGCACTTGTTTAATAGTTAGCAAAATCATCTTTTCCATTTCGCGCTCTATGCCGCGCTTGGCTTTATAGACCGCTGGGCCGATCAGTCGAGTACGCCCCGGCATAGCCATAGCAAAGCCGCGCTCAGGACTTACCGCATCAAGTGATGTGCCTAGACGATTAGTGTCTTTGCGTCCTGCGCCCTCAAACACTGCTGCCGCTGCGTTTTTCTGCTCAATTAAAATTACGCCTACAGCATTGCGTCGAGTGTCAAAGCGCATTCTTACCCCAGACTGTGCGCTTGAGATAGTAAAAGGGAAGATTTTGCGACCACGATCAGACCATCGGTACTTCATGCCTGACAGGGGAAACTGGTTGTATGCAGCTTTTCCTGCGTCAATGGCAGGCTGGGCGATTGCTGTTGCTTCAGCCTTAAAATCTTTCTGTAGTTGTGGGTCAATTTTGCGTAGCCCGTTTATGGCTTCTTTAACTCCGACAATTTGGATGGACGCTGATGCAGACATAGTTATTTCTTTCGGTGCATCTCGTCAAGCACATAGGTGACTGTGTTCAGATCTCTCATAGTGAACTCAATCTCCCTAGGCCAGAAGCCTGTTAACGCTAGGACTTCGCAGAGGCTTCGCCGCCAAGTCCCTCGATGAAAGGGGTCTCGTCAACTACCTCGGTGATAGGTGTAATGGTCATGTCAGGGTTTTCGGCAACCCACTCGCGCCATGTTGCAGGCACTTTGTCTCCAGCAAGTTTGCATAGCGTGTAAGCCCAGCAGCACATGTCGGTGTAGCCGATGCCTTTTCCGTCAGCTGATCGACGGTTTTCTGTTTTTTCCCAGTCAACGATGGCAAGCATGTTTGTGTGCATTTCGCGTGCTGGCTTACCGTCGGCAAGGTCGACAGATAGTTTGACTTTCATTGTTTCTCCTTTGTCGGGCAAGGCTCCGCTTGTGCGGTCTTGCTAGTTCTATTTCTCAGCGGCTGAAGCCGCGAGATCATGCGACGGCTTTTGCTAGGACTCCGCCAGAAAAAGTCAGATCAATCGTCGATAACTCACCCAAATTGGCTGCGATCGGTGTGTGTGCCGACAAGTATGCGCCAGTCAATGTGTACTCTGGGTTTGTTGCTGACGTTGCGCCAGACGATGGCTTTAGCACGAGCGTTGTGGTGGTTCCTACAAGGCTGTAGATGCTGGCTTCAGTTTCTGCAGCTGCGTAACTCTGGTAAAGGGTTACGGTCACGGTGTTTGAGAAGAGGCCCGACGTGAACGACCTGGATGTATTTGAGAAAGTAGTATTTTCAAGTTGTTCCGCAACGTAGTTAATGACCGCGCTTGTGCACTGATCGGTCAAGTCCACCGAGTTAATGCTGATGGTTGGGTTAGAAAGATAGGTGCTGCTGATAGCCATGTTATTGCTCCTTGGGTTCTGATTTGACTTTAGATGATTTCTTTACGCTGTCGGTGGATATCAGGCCGCCGTTGAGCAGTGCGTCAATGTTGACACCTTCTGCTGGGATGTACGGGTCGCCCGGGGTTCCTAAGCGTGGGCTGATAATGGTGTACATGGTTTCTCCTTATGCGCTTTGGGCTTGTATTCCACAGTCAAGGTCGTAACACGGAAAGAGCTGCCCACCGATTTCTAGGTTGCTGGGACGGCCTGCCATGACAATGATCGGACTGAGTAAGACTTTGCTAACGATGTCAAGGATGCTGCGCAGCACTGGTAGCCCTGCTGGGCCTGAGCCGATGACCTTGATAGGGAAGTCCATGCGGATGATGTTGCCGTTGCCAGCGATCGTCGTAAAGGATGGCGCGTCAATGTACACACAATTTGGCACAAGTTTTGTGGGGTCGTTAACCACCCTCAGACCAGTGACCGCCGTGAGTGTGGTCGTCAGGCTGTCAATAGCCCCATTGAGAGCGTCTGTGTAAGCCATTACGCGCAGGCAGGCCTGTCGATGCCGAGCAGCTGCTTCACGATCGGTGTGAGGCTCTGCTGTGGTGCTGTGCCCATTCCGTCAAAGGATGCAAAAGTGTTCTCAAGCGAGCCACGGCTGCGCCACAGGGCCGCACAGTACATAAGCGTGCCTAACGTCTGGTCGCCACCTGGGCTAGTTGTCAGGCTGTCAATGTAGCCTGCTTCTTGGCGGCGACGGTAACAGAACTGATTGCCAGCAGATACGGCCTGTGTAATCAACGTGTAATCATCCGATGGGTTCGTGATCTGTACGCCAAGGTAGGTAATTAGTTCGGCGGCAGATACCCATGTGCAGACCTGTGTGTAGGTGACTGTGCCGGTAGCTGCGATGCGCTCAACATCGTCGGCAACCTTGGCATAAAGCACTTGGTTTGCTATCGGTATGTCAAGGTCATACAGCAGATCGCCGACTGTGTCTGTGCCTAAAAACAGATACTGCGGTAGTGCGCGAACCGTGTATGTGCCGTTAAAAGTGGCATCGACTCCAGCAACTGTGATTGACTCGCCGACTGCAATTTCTGTGGGGGTCAGTAACTGCAGTACGGCGTAGTCGTCTAGGAGATACTTAAATGTGACGCTGTAGGTAGCCATGAGCGGATGCTCCGCTCTCGACTAGGAAACGATGATCGACTGGACTTGAGTGCTGTCTGCGATAAAGGTTGAGACATAGCCAGCGTACGAGAAGTTACGACCCAGTGTGGATGGCAACTCTACGGACATCAAGCCACGAATCTGCTCGTAGAACTCGATCGCTTGTGCGCGTGCGACAACCATTGTTCCAGCTGCAAAATTGCGGTCTGCAACGAAGTTCAAGCCGAATGGGTTGAATGTGTTTGCGACGGTGATGTTCGCCGATCCCATTCCGTTTACGCCCATCAAGCCAGATGCTCCCACGTATGGGAATACTGGTCGCTTGTCTGCGTCCAACTGTGCGCCTAATGCTTGCCACACTCCAGGAGCCACGAAGATGTGGTCTGGCAAGAAGTTAGTTGCAAGAAGGATGTTGTAGGCGGCGGTGTAGATGGCCGAGATCAATGTTGATGGATCGGCTGCGGTGACTGTCCATGTTGATCCGGATGCTGTTGCTCCTGCGGTGATTGCGTCTGCTGCAACGTTGTCCGATGCGATCAAGTATTCGCCGAGCAAGTCGTTCAAGATGATCTGCAAAGATGCTGGATCGGTGAAGTCAACGTCCTGAATGGAAAGCGTGACTTGTCCTGCAAGTGTTGTCTTGCTGACCGTGTTTGACGCGATGACCATTGTAGTTGCAGATGCTGCGGCAAGTTCGCTTGACTGTGCAGCAACGCTTGTGTGCGTGGTAATCGTCGGACGAATGAACGTCTTTGATGCTCCGCCGTTTGGCATTGCGCGTGCGCCAATTGCGTTGACAACTGGACGGATAAAGTTGAGGTCTTGAAAGACTGGCCCAAGGACTGGTACTGGCAAGAGACCCGGTGTATCGGTAGTTACAATGTCGCCTGCAGCTGCTTCAAGTGCGCTTTGCTTTGACTTCATGTACTCCTGTGCTGCTGCTGCAACATTGCGGAATGTATCTCCGCCGATGTGCATTGCGGCAAGATATTCACCTGGGGTTGGCAGGTCAAACTTGCGCTTAGGTACTGCTGGAAGTGAAGCCGTTGGGATGGTGGCCTCGATGACTTGTGTTGCTTCGGACATTGGTTCTGTCTCCTCTGTGGGTTCCTGTATTTCATTATTGTCGGTCTCTTCGGGTTCGTGGTGGATACTTGCTGCGATGTCGGTGATGACTGCTCCAGCGAACGCTGGTACGGGCACCATACTCAGCTCGATCCAGTCAGCAGCCAGGACGGTAATTGAGCCGTCTTTGTTTGCTCGGGTTTTGGTTGGGTTTACGCCGACGGATACCGAGTCCAGTACG